TTCTGCGACATGAGCCACTTCACGTCGGCCTCCTCGTTCTGCCTGTCCAGGCGCTCCCTGAGCTCCTTGTCGGCTCGGTCGCGCTCCTGCCCGCGCAGGTCGAGGGGGTCGTAGTTGTTGCTCATACGCGAATGTAGCCCCGCGTCATGCCGTTACGGGGACTGTCAGAAGCCGTTGAGCCTGAGCTTCCACGACTCGAGCGTCATGAACTCGCCGGCGGTTGCCAGGCTGCCGAGGATCTGGAAGGTCTGCACCGACGCGAAGCCGCCGGACGGGCTGAACGACACGATGGCGCCCGTCGACAGGCCGTGACCGGGGGCCGCGAGCGCGTTCGAGAGGATGGTGTCCGGCGCCGAGGCGCACGCCTTCTTCTCGACGCAGAGGCTTTGGTTGCTGCCCGCGAACGTCTGCGAGTACCAGGCGCCCGAGCCGTAGTTTGCCTTGACGGTCTTGTTGTTCGTGCTGGCGGTGCAACCGATCAGGATGTCAAGCTCAAGGCCCATGCCGACATTGAGCGCGTTCGCCGGGATGACCTGCTCGGCCAGGACGATGTCCGTGTTCACCTTGCTGACCACGGCGGTCCCGAGCCCGGCGGCGTAGGCCAGGCCGATGGTGAGCTCGTCCGTGTCATCCTCGGCCTCGAGCACCTCGTAGAACCCGCTCACGGCGGTCCCGCCCGTCCAGGTGACGTAAACGAGCTTGCCCGCGCTGTTGGCGTTGGTGAGCCCGTGGACGCCGGCGGCGGTGAGCTTGGTGTTGCCCGAATCGTCGCTGTTGGTGATCGTGATGAAGGTCGAGGCCGGGGCCACGACGGTCAGCGGGGTGGTGCTGCCGTACAGGTAGGGCTGGTTCGAGCCCATGACCCAGAAACGGTCGCTGCCGTCCGGGTCGCGGACGCCGACGATGTCTCCGGTCACGTCATCGTAGAGCCAGGGTGAATTCGGGTTCTTGAGCCGTGCCATGTTCAGACCTCCAGTGCGCTCGGGGAGCCATACCCCGAGAACATGTTCGTGATGTCGGTGAGGGCGTTGTCGCCGCCTGTCGGCGACTGCGCCATGTTCTTGACCGTCTGCGACTGCTGCTGCATGACGGCCGCCTGCTCCTTCGCGGCCATCGCCTGCGCCCGCGCCTGGCGGATGAGCGCGACGTCCTTGTCCGCGATGATGAGGGCCGGGTCGATGCCGAGCATGTCGGCATACACGTCGGCCCACTCGTCCTGGTCGAACTTGTCGAGGATGTCGGGCTTCATCTGCGCGATGGCGCCGAGGTTCCCGACGAAGCGGTCGACGGCGTTCGTTCCGATGGCGCGCTGCGCCTGCGCCAGCATGGACACGAACTCGATGTTCAGGTCCATTCCCTGCAATTCCTGCGGCGCAGGCGGGACGATCCCGGCCTGCACCATGCGGGTGAAGGTCGTGTCGACGAGCGGGGCGAGCAGCTCGTTGTGCAGGCGCTCGAGCACGGGGCCGAGCATGATGAGCTTCTCCTCGTGGCGCTCTGCGACCTCGGTTGCGGTCATCCGCGTGTTCGGGCCGGCGTTGGCGAGCATCAGGAACAGGTCCGCGTAGAACGCGCCCCGCACGCGCTCGCGGCAGTCCATGATGTCGTTCAGGAGGTACTGGAGGTTGAGGTTCACCTCGAACGCGGTCTTGATCCCGTTGTTGGCCGCGCCGTCGTAGTAGGAGATCCCGCCCGGGAGCATCTCGATGTCGCGGTTCTTCATCGACGCAGGCACCTGGAGGGGCGGCTTCGTCTGGTAGTCGATGGCCTGCGCCTTGCGGAGCTGCTCGTGCTGGAGCTGCTTGACGTCTCCGAGCGCCTCCATGCCGGGGCTGTGCCCGTAGATGTCGCCGCCGACCACGGCCCAGCGTGGGACGAGCGCCGGGAACTGCATGAACCCGCTCTCGCGCAGGAACTTGCCGTCCTCGCCGCCGACCTCGAAGTACCACGACCCGAAGGGCATGTTGCGCGAGTCGCGCTTGCCCATGTCGCGGTCTGCACGCGGCTCGATGGCGTGGATCACGGGCACCCACTGGTCGAGGCTGCCGTTCGAGTACATGTTCCGCACGGTGACGGAGCAGTTCTCGAGGCCGAACTCCTTGACGATCTGCGACACCGTCATGTCGAACTCGCGGTAGAGCGTGCAGACGCGGCCCTTGGCGTCGGTCGAGATGCAGTACTCGCCGCAGGTGAGCGGGTAGTGGTGGATGACCTGCTCGTAGTCCGGGAGCACGATGGACGCTGCGGTGCCGAAGGTGCCGAGCTCCTCGTACATCATGTGCAGCGAGCGGTAGGTGTTCGACTTCTGGAACACGCGCTGCATGCGCTTGGTGACGTCATCGAGCCACAGCTTGACCGGGTCGAAGGAATTGAGCTCCGGGTCAGGGGTGGCGAGCCGGAACCACTGGCGGGCCGGGCTCGTGGCGCCCGACATCATGCCGGCTCCGAGCGTGCGGAGCGCACGCGTCCCGGTGTTGTCGTAGATGTTGTTGTGGCGGCGCCAGCCCTTGTCTCGGTCCTGGCGGAAGTAGCGGCCGTTGCGCGGCAGGATGTAGGACGTGAGCTCCTGCCAGTGCGCGTACCAGGACGCACGCTCTGACTTGAGCTGGCCCCAGCGGGTGAACAGCTTGTCCCGCGTGGGCGCGTCCTCGTAGCTCTGGCCGTCGCCGACGTACTGGCTCACTCAGCCTCCGAGGAGCGTCTGGCGCCCCAGCTGGAGGTCTTGCGGGTTGACGCCCATCGGCCCGGTGAGCATGGTGGTGGTGGGGCCGCCCTCGGCGCCCGCCTGCTGCATGATGCCTGCGACGTCAGGCTGTGCGCGGGTGGCGGCGGCCATCGCCTGCTGAGACTGACGCTGCTGGCTGCGTGCCTGCGCGGCGGTGGCTTCCTGCGCGGTGCGCTGCTCCTTCATGGCCTGCGCCTGGGCCTTGCGGCCGCTCTCGCCCGCCGCGATGCCGTAGCCCGTGCCTGCTGCGGCCGCTGCTGCGCCGGCGGCCGTAAGCCCGGTCGCGAGCGCCGATCCGCCTGCCGCGCCGCCCAAGCCAGCGGCTGCTGCGCCGGCACCGAGGCCCGCGCCGATGGTGCCGAGGAGCGAGCCGATGGCCGAGATGATGAACCGCCGCTCGTGGCGGGCGGCAAGGTCGCGGTGGCGTCGGAGCGAGTGTCCTTCCATCACAGTCCTTTCGTGAACGTCCGTTCGGTGATCCTGTACCCCAGCCTCGTCAGGATGCGCTCCGCCGCGCTTTCCCCTTCGAGGACGATGTCCGACATGCAGATGGCTTTCGCGCCTTCTTCCTTGGCCCAACGCTCGAATTCTGCCAGCATCCGCACGCCTTCAACTCGTCCTCGGACATCTTCGTCCATCCACCACGAGGTTTCGAGTGCGACTTGGGCGCCGGGGCTGAACCAGACGGGCTGGAGAACAGCTGCCAGGAAGCCGCGAGGAACGCCGTCAACTTCCGCCACCCACACACGACCATGCTCGAAGACAGCGCCGATGGCGGCTCGCATGTCCTCGTGGCTTGGCGAAAGTGCTGCTGCATAGCGGGTGCCTGCGAAGAACCGTTGTCCCATCGCGGCGATCACGTCGAGATCGTCCGCAGTCGCGAGCCTTACGGGCATGACTGTATTCCTCCCATCATCGGTTACGGGTACTCACCGCATCTCGGAGTACGGGTCGTACTCCTTGGGCTTCGGGTCGAGCCGCTCGCGCACCTCGCGTGGAAGCATCTTCGCGACTGGGTAGGCGAAGGTGAGCGCGAGGGCGTCGGCGATGTCCGGGCTGCCGCCGCCCTGGAGGCGCTTCTTGATGTCATCCTTCGACTCGAGGACGCGCTTGCCGATCGCGTCGTACCAGTACATCGGGGTCGACAGTTCCTGCTTGAGGGTGGTGTCCTGCGGGATGCTGCCGCCGTTCTCGAGCCATTCCTTGACGGCCCACCACATCTCGGTTCGCTTGTTCACGAACAGGTTGGGGAACGTGGCCTTGCCGCCGAAGGGCACCTCGGTGACCTCGTAGCCGAGCTGGCGCAGGCGGTCGATGACGCCCGAGCCGGCGCCTGCGTCGATGAACACGGCGTCCGGGTCGCGGTCCTCGATGATGCTGGCGACAATGGCCGCGAGGTTCATGTTGTCGATCCCCTGCCGGATGACCGGGTCTTCCATCCGCAGGCCCTGGCGCAGGACGATGACGCTGCGGTCATCCCCGAACCGGGCTGGATCGACGCCGATCACCAGCGGGAACTCGAGGACGTCCCCGTCCGGGTAGCGGCGGCTGGCGGCGGCGTCTGCCTCGGACAGGCTGATGAGCTGGTCATCGCCGGCGGCGCTGAAGT